AACTACTTTTATGGATATTTATAATATACTAGAAGATCCTAAGCTAACAAAAAAAATGAAAAAGAATTTCTATTGGAATAAAGAAGAAATTATAAATCTTAAGACTAAAAGTAAAATCAAATTTAGGACTAATAACCCAAGGGGCAAGGATGGATTAAGAAGTGGTAAAGTTGACTTCGATGAGATACATGCTTATCAAAATTGGGAAAATATAAATGTATTTACTACTGGTTTAGGTAAAAAAGACCATCCAAGACGAACATATATAACAACTAATGGAGATGTGAGAGATGGTCCATTAGATAATCTATTAGAAAAAGCGATGTTAATCTTAAATGGAGAAGTTGAAGATAATGGATTTTTACCTTTTATTTGTAGATTAGATAATGAAGAAGAGGTCCATGATTTTAGTAATTGGTCAAAAGCTAATCCTAGTTTACCTTATAGGCCTTCTCTTATGGAACAAATGAAGAAAGAATATGAGGACTATAAAATAAATGTCTATATAAATAGTGCATTTATGACTAAAAGAATGAATATCCCAAAAGGAAGTAAGGATATAGAAGTAACTACATGGGAAAATATATTGGCAACAAATAAAGAAATACTAGATTTAGAAGGCGCAAGTTGTACTATAGGATTTGACTATACTAAAGTGAATGACTTTTTAACAGTAGGATTGTTGTTTCTTAAAGGTGGAGTTTACTATTGGATTAGTCATAGTTGGTTTTGCGCTAATTCAAGGGATAAAGATAGAATAAAAGCACCTTTGGAAGAGTGGCAAGAGAAAGGACTATTAACTATAGTTAATGATATTGAAATTAATCCAGATGTTCCATGTGAATGGCTACAAGAGCAGTTGACAAAATATAATTGTGTAAAAACTGGAATAGATAATTTTAGATTGGCATTGCTATCTAAATCACTTAAAAAAATTGGAATAGATGCATCTGATAAAGAACAGGTTAAAATAATTAGGCCAAGTGATATTATGAAGATTGTACCAGTTATAGATAGTTTATTTAATAATCATCAAATTGTATGGGGGGATAATCCTCTAATGAGATGGTTTACAAATAATACAAAGTTAACTGATAAGACTTTAGGTAACTATGTATATGATAAGATAGAGCCCAAAAGTAGAAAAACAGATGGATTTATGGCTTTTGTTCATGCTATGATTGCGGCACAAGATTTATTGGAGGATGAAGATGATAATACTCTATACTTCGCGGATCCAATTGTATTTTAAGGAGGTGAATAAAGAGGTGAGAAAATTATGAGTTTGAAAACTTGGTTCTTGGACTTCTTAGGAAATATAAGAACAGAAAAAGGTGAAATAGAAGAAACTTTATTTGAAGAAAAACTTCAAGAAATATACTATAAAGAATTAGCTATACAGACTGCAGTAGTGTTAATAGCTAATGCATTAAGTGCATGTGAAATAAAAGTATATGAAAAGGGACAAGAAGTAAAAAATAAATTTTACTACAGATTAAATGTATCACCTAATAAAAATGAAAATGCAAGCCAATTATGGCATAAAGCTATTGAAAAAATGATTTACGAGAAAGAAGCTTTAATCGTTGAAATTGGAGAAGAATTATTTGTCGTAGACAGTAAAAGTGAAGAAGAAAAACCTTTAGAAGGTAATATATATACAGGAATATGTATAGGTAATGAGTATATAAATAGAAGATTTCAAGCAGATGAGGTAATAAGGCTAAAATTAAATGACGTAAATATTAAAAAATTAATAGATAGTTTATATGAACAATATGGAGAACTATTAGCATTAGCTGCAAATAATTTTAAAAAGAACAACCAACGAAAATATAAATTGAAGCTTGAAAATATAAAAGCAGGAGATAAAAAATTTCAAGAAGAATTTGATACAGTTGTTAAATCACAATTAAAAAAATTTATGGATAATGATAATGTAGTTTACCCACAATTTAAGGGATATGATTTAGAGGATGTATCTAGTACAACAAAAACAGATAGTAGCGATTTTAGAGCACTTCGTAAAGAAATTTTTGAGATAGTAGCTCAAGCTTTTCAAATACCTTTATCACTTATGATGGGGAATGTAACAAATATAGATGAAATAGCAAAAGTATTTCTTACTTTTTCAATAGATCCTTTGGCTGATATGATAACAAAGGAAACGACTAGAAAGTATTCTGTTACTTATGAAGAATGGGCAAAAGGAAATTATACAAAAGTAGATACAAGTACAATAAAACATTTAGAAATACTTGATGTCGCTGAAAAAGCAGATAAACTGATAGCATCAGGAACATGTTGTATTGATGAAGTTAGAGAAGTAGTTGGATTTGATAAATTAGATACAGAATTTAGTAAGCAACATTTCATAACTAAGAATTATGATACTGTTGAAAATAGATTAATAGGAGATAGTCAAACTACTTTAAATGAAGGAGGTGAACAAAATGAAGAATAAAAAATATTTTCAGTTAACACAAAATGGAGATGAAGTGGATATACAAATTTATGGAAATATAACATCATGGGAATGGTTAGAGTCAGATATATCAAGTTACACATTAAGTAAACAAATAGAAAACTTAGATTGCAATAAAATAAATCTATATATAAATTCTTATGGTGGTGAAGTAGCAGAAGGATTAGCTATATACAATCAATTAAAACGTCATAAAGCGAATGTAAAAACTGTATGCGATGGATTTGCATGTAGTGCTGCAAGTGTAATATTCATGGCTGGTGACGAAAGAGTAATGTCTACAGCATCTTTATTAATGATTCATAATGCATGGCAGTATTGTGAAGGGAATGCTAAACAATTAAGAAAACAGGCTGATGATTTAGACAAAATTACACAAGCATCAGTAAATGTTTACATGCAAGAAGTAAATATTACTGAACAGAAATTAAAAAATATGCTTGATGCAGAAACTTGGATAACACCACAAGATGCATTAGAGATGGGATTTGCAACATCAATAGTAAATGAAAAGGATACAGACATTATAAGTCAATCAGTCAAAAAATCATTAATGGAATTGATTTTTAATGCAAAAAATGAGAATCAAGAAGACGATGATCAAGAAAAAGATAAAAATAAAGATGATGAACAAGACAATAAAGATGATGAAAATGACAAAAAGGATGAAGAATCCAACAAAGATAAAAAAGAAGATGAGCCAAAGGAATTCAATATGAATTCTTTTTTTAATGCAATAAAAAATATAAATGTAAAATAGGAGGTAGACAAATGTCTTTTTTTGGAAATAAAAAATTAAAACAACAAGAAGTAGCAAATGCATTACAAAGTGCTATGGCAGGAGGAAATGAAGAAGAAATAAAACAAGCCTGGATAGAATTCCAAGAAGCTATAAAAGAGGATATAAAATCAGATTTTATAGAATATCAAGCTACACAAGACAAATCAATTTTAGCATCTAGAGGTTATAGACAGTTAACTGCTGCAGAAGAAAAATGGTATAAAGGATTTATAGAAGCATCTAAGTCTAGTAAACCGAAAGAAGCTCTTACAGACTTTTTAAGTGCACCAGATGGAATTATGCCTGAAACAATAATAGAAGATGTATTTAGAGATTTAGTTATAGAACATCCTTTACTTGAAAAGATAAACTTCCAATTTGCTAAGTATATGACAAAATGGATATTAAATGATCACTCAATAGATACTGCAGTTTGGGGTGCTCTTAACTCAACAATAACAAAAGAAATAGAATCAGCATTTAGAGTGATAGACATTACTCAAAATAAATTAAGTGCATTTGCAGCAATACCATTAGATATGTTAGATTTAGGGCCAACATTTATAGATTCATATATAAGAACGGTTTTAAAAGATGCATTACTATGTGGATTAGAAAAAGCTATAGTAGCAGGTACAGGGAAAAATCAACCTATAGGATTATGCAAAAATGTATCTCATGGAGTGACCGTAACAGGTGGAGTTTATCCAGATAAAACAAAGGTCACATTAACATCATTTATGCCTAAAGAATATGGAGCAGTATTAGCACAATTAGCTAAGACAGAAAAATGGACTGATGATGAGAGTAAGGATCATGGAGGTAAGCCAAGAAAGTTTAGTTCAGTATTATTTATTTGTAACCAAACTGATTATCTTACAAAAGTTATGCCTGCATCTACAGTATTGAATGTTAATGGTACATTTACTCAAAATGTATTTCCATTCCCTACAGAAGTTGTAATATCAAATGAACTAAACGACGGAACTGCTATTGTTTGTTTACCAGAAGAATACTTGATGGTAATTGGTGCTGATAAAAATGGTGTAATAACTTATTCAGACGAATATAAATTCTTAGAGGACCTACGTTATTACAAAATAAAAACTTATGGTGCTGGTAAAGCATTTGATAATACAGTAGCATTATTCTTAGATATTTCAAAATTAGAAGAAGCTTATGTATATACTAAAGTAAAAGGTAGTGTAGAAAGTACAGTAAAAGGTACTGTTACTACAAAAGCAGAATCTTAAGATAAAAAATAAGGGCTAGAATTTCTAGTCCTTATTTTATTGGAGGTAAAAATATGAATTTACTTCAAGATTTGAAGCTAAAATTAAATATAACTTGGGTTGAAGAAGAAACAGAAAATCGTTTGAATGCTATTTTAGAAGATGCAAAATCAGCATTAAATTTTAAATTAGGTGCAGAAGTAGATTATTCTAATGGAATGGAAAGAAGTTTATTGCTTAATTATTGTATGTATGAATGGAATAATTGCATTAATGAATTTGACGATAATTATTTCAACAATATTATGCAATTAAGACAAAAATATGAGGTAGAACAAAATGAGGACATCTAATTTTAATGATGGATATATAAGAGTTTATAAAGAAAAAAATAAAGAAAGTGACTTTGGAGCTAGAAAAAATATAAAATCTATTGATGATTTAGAGTTTATAGTCAAATTAGCATATAAAGAATGCAATAAAAGGCAACAGGATCTTGATTTTGCAGAAGCTAGAAATAGGTCTTTAAGCTTAAAAATAAAAACAAGATTTTATAGAGATATATCTAACTATGATAAAGTTATTATAAAAAATGTTCTTTACGATATTGTGTACTTTGATATAGATAGAGAAAAGCAAGAAATTTACTTCTATTTGGAAGAGGTGAGAAAGATTGCTTAATGATATAAAACAAGCATTAGAAAAATTAGGATATAAAGCTTATTATGGACGTTCACTGGCAAAACCCAATGATGATTGGAATTATTTTGTCTTTAATAAAAGTAGGACATCTAGATCAGGAACAAATAGAATGGACTATAACAAATATTATCAAGTACATTTTATTTGTGAAGATTATATAGAAGAAGATTTTGAATTTAAAATAATAAAACAAGTAACAAAAGATACAAAATTAAAATTAGCTGATACAGAAATTGTATTTAATTATACAACAAAAAATAATACTGATAGAGTGGTTGAAATTTGCACAATAGAATTTACAAAAGCTAAAAAAGGTTGTGAATTATAATGGCAGGGATAAATTTTTCATTAGAGTATGAAGACGTACAGAAAATACAACAAGCTATAGGAAATTATGAAGATAAAGCTGAGGACGTAATAAATAAATACATACATGGAGAAGGAAAAAACAAGTTAATAAACTCTATACATAATTGTATACCTGTATCTGATAGGAATAAAAAGCATGCAAGAGATGCAGATTCATTAACGAGTAAAAATTTCAATTTAGGAATAAGAATTACAACAAAACAAAAATATAATTACTTAGTATTCCCTATGACAGCCAGTGGTACAAGTCAAGGTAAAAGTGAAAAGCCATTTATGGAAGAGGGGGTTAAAAAAGTAAAAGATAATGTTGTAAATGAAATTTTAGATAAATTAAGAGAGGTGAATATATAGATGTCAACTTATAATCAATCATATTCTGATTACGAATTAAAAGAAGCTACAGTTAAATTTGAGGGTGAAAATGAAATAGCATCATCAAAAGTAGGATGTGTAGGTTCCCTTGAAGAAACAATGGATACTAGAACTGTTATAAAGAAATGTGAAGGAATAGTAGTAAAGAGTGTTACAAAAGGAACTGGTTCAGGAAGTTTAAAAGTAAGCTTACATATGATGTGGCCAGTATATGTTAAAGCATTTGGAATGGATTTTAGTAATCAATTAGCACCAGGAGTATATGCATATGGTAAGAATAGTAAGCACAGAAGATTTTTACTAACAGGAAAAGTATTAGATGAAGATGATAATGAAAAGCTTGTAGCATACCCACAATGTTCAATATCGTCTGGGAAAGCAAGAAAGATAACAAATGGATCTGAAGAAGTAGCAGAAATGGAATTAGATATAGCAGTATTCCCAGATGAAAATGGGCAAGGTGTTTATGAATGTATGGTAGCTGAATTAGAAGAAGGTTCAGAAATTGCTACAAAATGGCTGACTGGATTTACTCCAGACTTAGTTAAAAAAACTGCTTAAGAATAACTTAGAAAGTGAGTAAAAAAATGAAATGTACATTTAAAGAATTAACATTAGAAAATGGAGAAGTTATAAAATTAACTCTAAATTTTGCTAGATTATTGCAGCTAAAGAATAAAAGAAAAAAAGAATATGAAGAATACAATAATATATATGTAAAAGAAGATAAAGATGCGACCTTTAGTTCAATCACGATTTTATATACAGCATATTTATGCGCTAATATAGAACAAGATGATAATACTTTAATGACTAAAGAAGAATTTATGGAAAATATACCACAAAGTTTTGTACTTATAAATAACTTAGCTAATGAATTAGCTAATCCAAAGCAAAAAAAAATTTCAGGAGCGCCTTTACCCAAGCAACAAAGAAGATAACAGGAGCAAAAAAAATAAAAATACCTAAATTTAAACTAGAGGACATAGAGGATTATTATACCTACTATGTCCTTATTTTGGGCATAAGCGAGGATTTATTTTGGAATATAGATATATCTTCTTTAGAAGGTATAGTTGCTAATAAAGTAGCATATGACAACTACATTAGTTATGTAAAACAAAGAGAATTAGAAAGGAGGGGAAGATAAATGGCAAATAAAACACAGGCACAAATAGAATTTAAAGCTGTAACTTCGGATTTTAGGTCTGGTATAAGAGATATAAGCAAAGATATGACTACTTTTTCGAATGAATTGAGATTAAATGCTACTCAGTTAAAAGGAAATTCAGACGATATAAATCTATTAGAACAAAGACAAAATATATTACAACAACAATATGCAGCATCAAGCCAAAAGGTAGAATTATTAAATCAATCATTAGAACAGGCGAAAAATATACTTGGAGAAAACTCCAATGAATACAGAAATCTTAATAATGAGTTACTTAGAGCACAAACTCAACAACAAGCTATACAAAATGAAATAAATCAAACATCACAAAGACTTAATGATTTAAGAAGTGCAAGTCAAGAAGCTGGACAAGAAATAGGACAGTTAGGAAATGATACAAATTCATTATCTAGATTAACTACAGAAATAGATCAGCAACAACAAGAGTTAAATAGACTAAAAGAAGAATATAAAAATGTAGTATTAGAGCAAGGACAAAGTTCAAATGAAGCTCAGCAATTAGCAAGTAGAATAGGACAGTTATCTAATGATTTAAGGGAAAACCAAAATAGATTGCATGAAGTTAGTAGTGCTGCTGATGAATTAGATAACAGTTTAAATGATGCTGCAGATGGAGCACAAGAAGCTGGAAATGCACTAGAAGATGCATTAGCTATAGAAGGTGTAGACGAGTTAACAGATGCATTTAGTGGAATAGCAGACAGTGTAAAAGAATTTGGATTAGAAGGACAAAGTTCGCTTAATCAATTGCAAGCACAATTAGGTCTTACAAACGATGAAATGGGCGAATTTGAAGGAATAATAAATGAAATTTATGCAGATAATTTTGGAGAATCACTATCAGATATAGGCGAGAATATGGCATTGGTACATCAAAACACAGGTTTAGCAGGAGAGGCGCTAAAACAATGTACAGAAGATGCATATCTTTTAAGTGATGTTTATGAAATTGACATAGCTGATAGTACAAAAGCAGCAGATGCATTAATGCAGAAGTTTGGACTTACAGCAGATGAAGCATATAATCTTATAGCACAGGGAGCAGAAAGCGGACTTAATAAAAATGATGATTTAATTGATGTAATTACGGAATATTCTCCTTCTTTTGCTAATGCAGGATATTCAGCTGAGGACATGTTTAATGCTCTTGCAAATGGGGCAGAGACAGGGGCATTTAGTGTAGACAGTTTAGGTGATGCATTTAAAGAAATGAATATAAGAATTATGGACGGTTCAGCCGATGATTATTTAAAAAAGTTAGGGTTTAATGCTGATGAGTTTCGTGAAAAATATGCAAAAGGTGGAGATAGTGCTAAACAAGTCACACAGGAAATGATAGAGCGTTTAAGCAAAATGAAGGATAAGCAAGAACAATATAATGTAGGTGTTGGTATATTCGGAACAATGTACGAAGATAATGCTGCAGAAGCTATATTTGCGTTAGGAGATCTTAATGGAGAGATAGATAATTCTAGAGACAAATTAGGTGAAATGAACAAAGTCAAATATAATGACTTAGGAAGTGCACTTGAAGGAACGAAAAGAATATTACTTACAAACTTACAACCTGCGATAAGTGCAGTAACAAGTGGAATAACAACATTATTACAAAGTTTTGCTAATATGCCTAAACCTGTGCAACTGGTAATAACTGCTGTAGTAGCATTAGGAACGGCTTTTGTAGGAATAACAACAGTTATAGGAATGGTTTCATCTGTAGCTGGAATATTTACATCGGGGTGGAGTGTTCTCACCGGGGTATTTGCAGCAGTTAAGACGGGAGTAATTGCAGCAACAGGTGCTATTGGAGCAATAAGTGCACCAGTTTTAATAGCAATAGGAGTTATAACAGCATTAGTTGCTATTGGTGTACTACTGTATCAAAATTGGGACACAGTAAAAGCAAAAGCAACAGAGGTTTGGAATGCAGTAAAAGACACTATATCTAATGTGTGGGAAGGAATTAAGAATGTATTTAGTACAGTATTAAGTGCTATACAAACAGCTATACAAATGTATTTTGATATGTATAAGACAATAATAGTTACTATTATAACTGCAATAAAGACAGTAGTAACAACAGGTTGGAACGGAATAAAAGCAGTATTTACTACAGTTTTAAATGCAATTAAGTCAGTAGTATCAAATGCATTTAATGGTATTAAATCTACTATTACAACGATATTAAATGCAGCTAGATCAGTTGTATCTAATGTTTGGAATGGAATAAAAAGTGTTGTAAGTAATGTATGTAGCGGTATATCAAGCACTGTATCAAATAAATTTAATTCAATTAAAAGTACTATATCTAATATAATGAATAGCGCTAAAAGTATAATGAGTAATATTTGGAATGGAATAAAGTCTACTGTAAGTAACGTTTGTGGAGGTATTACAAGTATAGTTTCTAATAAATTTAATGCAGTGAAAAATACAATATCTAATGTAATGAATAGTGCTAAAAATGTAGTATCAAATGGCATTAGTAAAATAAAAGGATTTTTCTCAAATTGTCACTTAAGTTTCCCTAAAATAAAGCTACCTCATTTTTCAATTAGTGGAAAACTTAGTGTAAATCCTCCAAGTGTACCCAAAATTAACGTTAATTATGGCGCGGTAGCTTAGAAATAAGTTATTAGAATCAACCAAAATCGGTGAAGCCTAAGTTTACATTATTCCACCTTTGCGATATAATGGTATTAAAGAGGTGGTATTGTAAATATGGTAATACCGAGGTAAACTAAGAAATTAAAAAGTCTTAGTCACTGTAACGCATAGGAGTTGAACCTATGCTTTTTTATTGGAAAAGTATAGAATAAAAGATTCCCACGAGTGGTTGACACCTTAATATTAAGTTAAAGGTGATGATATATGCTGAACTTATAGGAAACTATAAGAACTATAGGATAAAAAGCCTATAGGATAACAAATTGCAGTTGGTACAAACAAGGTGGTATTATGACACAACCAACTATATTTGGAGCTAGAAATAATACTCTTTTAGCTGGTGGAGAAGCTGGACCTAAAAATTTGGGTCACTATAAGGAAACTTATAGAAAAAATAAGTCAGTGAATTCGGTGAAGGCTAAGTTAAATAGCAATGTTTTATTAGTAGCATAATCGCCTCGTAACGTGGTATAATAATACTAAGAGGTGGTTAAGGTGAGATATAAATTTGAAGATGTTTATAATTTTGTGAAAGAAAATAGCAAATGTGAGTTACTGGAAAAGGAATATAAAAACTACAATACTTATATGAATTTCAAATGTGAATGTGGTAATATTTTTAAAACTACATTTAAACAATTTAAAGATATGAATAAAAGGCAATGCAATGTGTGTGGCAGAAAAAATGCTAATAAAAATAGAACTTACAATATAAATTATGTAAAACAATACTGTAATGATGTAGGTCTAAAATTATTAAGCGATGCTTATACTAATTGCAAAGAAAAACTTTTAGTAGAATGCGAATGTGGAGAAATATTTGAAAGTAGTTTTGATAGTATAAAAAACAGCAATAAAATAAAATGTGATAAATGTACTGGAAGAGGTTATTTTGAAAAAGATAAACCTGCAAATAATTTAAAAACAACAAATGACTTTATTAATCAACTAAATAAAGTCACTGATGAATTTATATTATTAGATGAATACATAGATGCGAAAACACCACTAAGATTTAAACATATAAAGTGTGGCAGAATATGTTATAAAACTCCAGACAATATATTGAATAAATTTAGAGGTTGCCCTTATTGTATAGAGTCGAAAGGAGAAAGAAAAATAAGAAACTTTCTTGAAGAAAATAATATACACTTTGAACCACAAAAAAAATTTAAAGATTGTAAAGATAAAAGAGAATTACCTTTTGATTTTTACATACCAAGTTTTAATTTATGTATAGAATACGATGGAGAACAACATTTTAAAGAAATTTTAGTGTTTAAAAATAATTTAGAAAATATCAAACTTCATGATAATATTAAAACTAAGTTTTGCTTAAAACACAAAATAAATTTACTAAGAATAAGTTATAAACAATTCAATAATATAGAACATATACTATCTGATATGTTAATACCGAGCGAAGCCGTTAAGGAAACTTACGGAACGTGTAGAGACTAGATGGAGTAAGCTAAGTAAAAAAGATACTTAAAATAGTATCTTTTTTATATGCAGAAATATCCACGAGTGCTGACAACCCTAACGTAAAGCCGAGGGTTAAGATATAGTCCGATACTCTTAGAAAACTAAGAGGAGCTAAGGATAAAGAGCCTTAGACATAACGAAATGGAAGCAATTTTACCACTAGATAACTTTTATAATTATTTAGATTCAAAATTAGATAAATTTATTAGTGAAGATAATACAGCAAGTGAAGTCAGAAGGTTATCAAATATAGTTTCAAACTTAGAACTTAAATTAGATATAGATGGTAGAGAATTTACTAGAACTGCAGTAGCACCAAATCAAGATGAATTAGATGATTATAATACAACTAGAAATATGAAATTAAAATACTAAATAAGAAGGAGGGGTAAAATGGAAAAAAAATTAATATTTAATAATATTTGTTCAGAAGAATTAGAAATAATAGTTGTTGAAGGCCCTCCAGAAGTGTTGTCAGAAGAAGAATATGAAGAAATAAGTATAGAAGGTAGAAATGGGACAGTTACTATAAATAAAGGTACATTTCCAAATATAGAAAAGAGTTTTATTTTAACTACTATAAATTTAGATCAAGACATAAATCTAATGATAGAGAAGGTTAAAAAATGGTTATTTGATATAAAAGATAATAAATTATTATATTCAATTGAAAATAAATATAACATTGTAAAAAAAGTTATTATTGAGGAAGATATAAAAACAACATTTGAAGAATTTGGAGACTTTAAAGTTAAATTTATTTGTGAACCTTTTTATTATAATTTATTAGAAAAAAATATAATAGTAACACAAAAACAAACGACTATATATAATAGTGGTGATTTTACAAGTGCCCCGAAGATAATTATATACGGAACAGGAGATTTACAGATAACGATTAACGATACTACTGTACAGATTAATAATGTTGATGAAAGAGTTTTGCTAGATAGCAAACTTTTTTTATGCCTAGATAAAGATAATAATAATAAAAGTATAGATATGATAGGAAATTTCCCTTTGTTAGATAAAGGGGAAAATACTATAACATGGATAGGAAGTATAACCAAGTTAGACATAGAACCAAGGACTATTTATAGATAGGAGGGAGTATTATGAATAAAGCAGTTAAAATATGTATTTTCAATAAAAATACTCCTAAAGAAACGGTAATTTTGAGTAATGGTGATGCAATACTTGATAATATTTGTACAAGCTGCAAAGTTACAGAAAATTTAGAGGGGACATATGGATTAGATGCAGAGTTTATAATTGACGATGATGGATTGTGGGAATATCTACAAGAAGAAGCTATATTAAAAATAAAGGTTGATTATGGAGATGAATATTTCAGGATAACAAAACCAAGAAAAACACGAAATAGAATAATCATATACGCTATACAAGTCACAATATATGAAACTATTCACTTATGGCTTAATGATGTAAGGCCTACTGGATTAAATGGAACAGCAGCAATAAATTGGATATTAGATGGGGCGGTAGGAGTTAAAGAATTAGAAGTATATTCTAATATATCTGCATCTAATACTGCTTACTATGAAGATATGAATATGTATAAAGCTATACATGATTGTGATCAATCATTTCTCAACCGCTGGGGAGGAGAAATACAAAGAAGAGGATATCTTTTAAAAATACTTGATAAAGTAGGAAAAGATAGAGGAGTACAAATAAGGTCATGTAAAAATTTAAAAGGATTTGAAGCAAATACAGATGTAGATAGTATTACAACTAGAATTAAACCAAAAGGTTATGACGGAATAACCATTAATGGCTTTATAGATAGCCCTATATTGAATAATTATGCTAGAGCTTATACTAAAGAATTTACTTATAGTGATGTAAAAGTAAAATCTTCAGAGAGTGAAACAGAAGGATTTAACACACTAGAAGAAGCTCAGGCCGAACTAAAAAGGTTAGCACAATTAGAATATACCGAAAATAATGTAGATATTATCAGTGCGGATTATACTATAGATTTTGTTGATTTAAGTCAAACTGAAGAATATAAAAACTATATAAAAGCAGAAAAAGTTTATATAGGCGATGAAGTATCAGTTTTTGAAAGTAAATTAAATATAAATGTAGTTGTAAGAGCAATAGAAAGAAAATACAATGTTTTAACACAGAAAGTAGAAGAAATAAAACTATCAAATAAAGATATAGGTAGAAAATCAATAAATGACGTAATGATTGATATTTCAAAGGATATAGAAAAGAATGATAATTCAATAGAAAAATGGATACAAAGTTTTATAAATTCAGGAATAAAGGACAGTTATGTATTTTACAATAAAGAAGAATTAGTTGTATGTGATAGCCCTACTATAGAAGAAGCTATACATGTATGGAGATTCAATAAAAATGGATTAGCACATAGTGCAAATGGATATCAAGGACCATATGATGTAGCTTTAACAGCAAATGGCCAAATAAATGCAAATATGATTTTAGCGGGTACATTAAAAGGACAGTATATAGATGCTAGAAATATGGTTATAAAAGATGAAGATGGAAATGTAACCTTTTCAGTAGGTAGTGATGCGATTGTAAGAATGATACAAGGACTTATAGATATTTCAGATGAAGGGATAAGAATTAACTTACAAGATAGTGAGAGTAACATTGTAGGTTATGTTATCTATGATGGTCAAGGTGTTCAAATATTTACAAATAATGACGAGCCTATAAGTTCATTTCATAGAGAGGGAGCTTATACAGAAAAATTAGTTACTGACAAGTTGATATGTTCTCAAGTTGTACAAATAGCTGATTTTAATGGATGTCCTCTTGATTGGTACATAGCACCAACTGCTACTGGAGAAGGTACAGGTAAAGATGAAAATAATAAGGCAAACTCTTTAAAAGATGTATTAAGGCATATAAAACAATATGGATATAAATTTAATAATGTAATTACTATTCATATAGAAGAAAATTGTATATTGAACGAAGATGTAGTTATACAAGACTTTATGGGAACGTTATTTAAAATAGCATTAGGAAAAAATGTTGTCATAAATTGTAAAAAATTTAAAGTAGAAGATTTGCTTAGTAGAATGACAATAGAATATGATGCTGATAAAAGATTAGTAGCTGGAGAAATAACTCAAACAGATTATAATAATTATCCAATTATAAATTTAGTTGATTCTTCTTTAGAAAATTATGTATTTTCAGCATCTAATGTAAATTATGTCGAAATAAAAGGAATAAGATTTCATGGAGTAGAGGGTACTACAGGAATTGGTTCATTTGCTGCTTCTAATATAGTTATAGATAATTGTGACTTTTCAGGAGTAGATAAATGTGTAGTTGCTGATGGGCAAAGTAAAGTTTCACTGGGGTGGAGTTCTGGAAATGTTGAAAAAATTGCAAGTGTATATAATGGTAGTATATTTACTTCAAGTAGAATAATACCAAAATATTCAGATAATGAAATGGTATATGTTTCAGAAAATGCTATATTTATACCTAATACAAACGGTTACACTCAATTTGATACATTATATACTCCTACAACAACATCTACAAGTACAAATATAACAGATAATATTTGTATAGATACTGCTAACTTATATACATTAGTAGAGGGTGAAGGCGAAGAGGATGAACAAACCGTACCAAGAAAAGGATATACAGGGCAGGGCAAATATAAAGAAAACTCAAAATCACATAGAGGGTATATCAAATTACCTGTAAGTGTAATCAAAGATGTATTATCAAATAAAAAAGAATACAATGTAAAACTTAGAATGACAAGACTCAATACGGAACATGGTTACAATAGTAAAACACCACATCCAATTATTAGAGCGGTAGGTGGAAGTAGTGGAACAACAGATTATTGGGACAGTAATATTAAATTTGCTAGAGGAGAAACACAAGATATAACATTGCCTGCATCAATAGTACAAGCTATAGAAAAAGGAGCTACTTCATTAGAATTATTCGTAAATAGCAATCAATTAGAACAGTATTCTTTCTATGGAGATGTAAGCCTTATAGTAGAAGGTACAAATAGTAATCCTGGAGAGGAAGATAAACCAAGTGGTCCAGTAGGTACAGGTGAAACTGCTTATAATGCAACTGGTACAACAACAGCTAATCTTAATGTGAGAAAAGGAGCTGGTGTAAACTATGGAATAATTACAACTCTACCACAAGGAACAACAGTTACAATAGTTGCCAAAGACAATGCCACAGGTTGGTACAAAATAAGTTACAATGGAGCTTATGGTTATGTTTCAAATAAATATGTCACTATAACATCAACAGGGACAACAATAGATCCTACAATTATTCAAGATTTCCCATATGCTGATGAAATGGTAGAAGTTGGACTAACATATTGGAGAGTATGCGATAAAGAGTATACAAGTGGTCAATCATGGTCACAAGGTTTTACCTATAGAAGTGCAAATACTCCGCTTAGTGGTAGCTGTACGGCTGACCAAGACGTTGCCGATTCATTATGGGTAGCAGTTACTAGAAGTGGAAAGACAAGGCATTATAAAGCAATAGATTGTAGTACATTCTCAGGCATGATGACAAAAGGACTTGAATATGCGAATGGACCATATGCTAATAAGACCAACTTTACAAACTTTAGAAAAAATATTCTTCAGAAAAGCGACAAGGCATGGGCATTTAACATGGTCAAGGCAGATGGTACATGGGCAAGAGAGGCAGCAGCTCAATGTGAGTATTTCGATAGAGTTGGTCTTGGAATTGTATATTACAGAAATGTAGATACAGGAAAAACTTACGGAAGCAAGGGCTCAGCTGATGATAATTTCTCACCAATAAAAAAAGGGGACTTAATATTCTATTCTAAAAAAGACTCTAGCGGAAATTGGAAACAACCTAATAGATATATGAAGGTTTCTCATGTAGCAGTGTGCTACGGAAATAATTCAAGCGGAAATAAGTCAGTTATAGAATCTACAAACGGAACTATGAGTAAAAATCACACGTTTGATGACGGAACAACAATTAATGCTGGTATAAGAATAGTTTCAATATCAGGAGACTATGGATATGCTGACGATATCGTAATGGTAGTAAGACCTCAACCTAGTCACTATAATGGAAATATTCCAGGAGGTGGAACAGAAAGTGGTGGTACTGGTGGAGGTACAACAGGAGATGGAGTTATAGACACAGGTACTACAGAATATACAAATTGTGTTTCAGAACAAGGTACAATAGACGGCAATAAATATGTATATAAATTAAAAACTTGTAAAATAACAGCTTATGGCGGAGACAGTGGAAGTGCTTGTAATATACCATTGAATTTGGGTAAAACTTGTGGTTCGTTCAATTTACCATTCGGAACAAAAATCTACATTCCAAGCCTTAAAGGTAAAAGTATTACAGACGGAAATGGAAAAACAGTAACTTGCGATGGTATATTTACAGTAAATGACACAGGTGTAGGCGGAACAGACTTTGACCTTTACATGAGTACTAAGTCAGATACAAATGCAGAAAGTGTATTTGGAAATACAAGAAGAGAAGATGTTTACATATTAAGTTATGGCAGTGGCTACGGGTATGCTTGGTCATACACACAAAGTTATAAATGGGCTTACAATAATGGAACTTTAAGCGCTTATAAAGTGGCTTTCAAGGACTATATCAAATACGGAGGTACGTTAATAAACTTCCTTAAATTCAAAAATGATGATGCAAATATAAGAAGCTCAACTTATTGGAGCATATTAAACAGTTAGAAAGGAGTGAAACGCTTGAGAGATTACAATATAAAAAGCGATTTAAAACAAGAAAAATTTGAAGTAATAAAACTTGTACAAGGTGATAAGGGAAATAAACTTACTATTAATGTACTTGAAGATGGAAAGCCAGTCAGTTTGACTGGCTGTTCTATTACTGCTAAATATAAAAGAGCAGATGGGCAAGTAATAAATGGATCTGTAACAAATATATCTAATAATTCCTTTGATGCTGTAATAGATAGTGATATAACAAAAGTAGTAGGAACTTTAAAAATGTTATTCTCCATAGAAAAAGACGATGTAAGAGTAAGTACATTCTTATTATTAGCAGATGTAAGAGAAGGTATAGGAGAAAATACAGGAAGCTCAGGAGGAAGTACAGGAGGTGGAGAAGTGACAGTAGATCTTAGCAATTATTATAAAAAAAATGAGACTTATTCAAAAGCACAGATTGATTCGCAATTTAAAGATATTGCGAACGATTTAGAATTAGATAATTCTAATAACTTACATCTTATAAATAAAAATGGTGAAAAAGTTGGAAACGGAGTAACCTTGTCTATGAATAGTGGTGGTGGCAATGACTCTAATTATTCTAATTTATGTACATTTACAGATGCATATGTAGCATGGTGCAATAATGAAACTTTTCCTATAGCTTTTTACGGAGATAGTACATTCTTTGGAACAAATACCAGTAGTGGGAATACATTTTGCGATGTGTTACAAACATTATTAAGACAAGAATGTGGTGGCAATGCAACAATATATAGAGTTGCTGTTGCTGGTACAGCATTAGCTGATGGTGTAAATGGTTTCGAATCTTATTTTGGGACTGGACAATCTTATGCAAATACTAAAATGATAGGTATAGGATATGGAATAAATGATAGATTGGGATATAATACATTAAAAGATTACAAAAACGGAGTCTATGAAAAGGTAGAAACATTAATAAAAAATGCTATGAAAAGGGGATACAACCTTTTTTAGTTACATCACAAGCAACAAGTGAATGCGGAGTTGATACAACTTTAAATTCTTATAAGTTAAGAGATAGCAATAGTATGAATGTTTGTGCAAATGAAGCAAAAAAAGAATTAGCACAAAAATATAATGTTCCTCTAGTTGATTTAAATAAATTTACAGAATTGTTTTTGAAATATTCATCTTTACCTGTAAATACAATAATATCTGATAGATTACATTTTGGTGATGAAGGGCATAAATACGAAGCGGGTTATTTATTTTCAAATTTAGTGCCAAGAGTTAAAAATATTTATAATAAACACGAATATATTATAAATTATTCTGACCAACATTTAAAAAATGCTATTCCTGAAGATAAAATAAGTTATGGTGGAGATTTTAAAGTGTATTCTAATTATACGAAATCAGATTCGAATGATTTAAAAATAATGGATGCATATATTTTTGTGGTTGATAAAAAATGTACTTTATTTGCATATAAAAATTCTGCTGATTCTAAAACTTATGTAAAAATCGATAGTGTTAAATATAATATGAATGAAACAGTAATTGATTTAGGTGATTTAGATTTAGGTTTACATCATCTTGAAGTATATACTGGTGATAGTGATGTATGTGATTTTTCTGCTTTTGTTATAAATAACGAAAATTTTCCTACATCATCTTCGCCTGTATCAGTTACATCAGTTGAATTAAATAAAACAACAGCAACATTATCACAATATAAAAGCACCTCTTTAAAAGCAACGATATCGCCTAAAAATGCTACAAACACATCTGTTACATGGAATTGCAATAATTCTAATGTAAATTTAAACGCATCTGGGTTGAATTGTATAGTAACAGGAGTAGCAGTAGGCGAAAGTATAATAACTTGTACAACTAATGATGGTAATAAAGTTGCTCAATGCACTGTGACTGTTGTAGGCGGAAGTAGTGAACTTACAGAATTATGCAACACTCTATCTATAAATGGAAGTCCTTATGATATAACAAATGATTCATTTATTCCTGCTACTATGATGCCTGGATATACACAAGATAACCCAGTATGTAGTTTATCTGAAAAAGTAATAAGTAAAATAATTATTAAATTTACAACAACAGGAAAAATAACTATTGGCAAAGTGAAATTGTCCCAATTCGGTAAAAATCAAGATATCGAATTATTAGATAGTGCAGAATTTAATATTGAATCTACAGGTGACCAAACTATTAGTTTAAATTTAGTATTAGGTAAAAATGAAACTATTGCTATAGGCAAAAAAGGAGATACAGCAAAACCTAAATATTCAGCTGGTACTACTACAGCCATAGCTACAAAAGATGCTTTTAAGGGAGGTATAATTCCTGCAATACAATTAATATGTGCTATTTATGGGTATTAAAAAATTAATTTAGTTCACAATTTAAAAATATTGCGTACTAATTTATCAAGTGAATAGGAGGATTTAATGGAATACAAAAGAGAATATTGTTGCCCAGAGTGTGGCTTGATATGGATTCAAAAAGTTAATGCTGGAGCTATTAATAATATCGTTTGTCCAGAATGTGAAAATCAATATAACTATGCATGTGATACATTTGGATATGCATATGCAGCTCAAAGCATAAAAGAAAATTTAGAAAAAAATAATAAAAAGATACATTATGATAAGGAACATCCTTTTTATAATAAATAAGATCATAGAGCAGTTAAAAATGGTATTTAAACCAACTTATAGTATAATAACTGTAAAGGGGGTGAAAAAGATGTAAAATGTGAGAATACAAGAATAAAAACTATATATAATTAAAAAAACTAAATCTATTTTTAAAAGGACTGTAGCGGTACAGTCCTTTTTTATATAAGAAAGGAATTTTGCATGAATGATGAATGGTTAAAAGACACACTAAAGAGACACGATGAAAGGCTGCAAAGACATTCTGAAAGAATAGACAAACTAGAAAATACACAGTCTGAAATGGCAGTAAAAATAGAAAATCTATGCAATACCATAGACAAATTAGCAAGTAACTTAAACAAACTAACTTATGCAATTATAACAGCATTGGTTAGTTTTTTCTTTTATGCAATACAAAATAATTTATTTAATTAATAGGAGGTAGTTATGTTTGATTTAAATTTATTAGGTAGCTATTTAGTTTTAGTAGTAGTAGGTATTTGTGTATGTGTAGGATATGTTATAAAAACAAGTTTTAGTTTTATAGATAATAAATACATACCTTGCATCATGGCGCTTTTAGGATGCGCTTTAAACATATGGATAGCTGGATATGTAAGTCCAGAAGTTATACTTGGTGGATTATTTTCAGGACTTGCTTCTGTTGGCTTACATCAAGCTTTTAAGAACTTGATAGAAAAATAGATATAAATACTTTATAAGGTAACTGTAAGGTGCTTAGAGAACCGATAAGAAGGTCGATTTTTTAAGCATCTTTTATTTTCAGAAAGGATTTGATAATATGACTAAATATATAGAAAATGGTGTATTAAAAAATGGAATGACTATAGGAAAAGCTAAAGTAATATCTACGAATTTACTAAAAAAGGGACATATGGTACCATACGAAGCTTTTACACCAACTAGCATAACAATACATGAGACAGATTGCCCAGATATACCAGCTACACAATTTTATTTAAGTGTTAAAAATGGCCAAAATGATTTAAACAGAAAACCTCAAGCTAGTTTTCAACTTTGTGTAGATGCTTATATAGTAAGACAAATTGTAAATTTATACAGAACTTGCTGGCATGCTGGATGCAAAGAAGGTAATGCAACATCAATAGGAATAGAGATATGCCAATATGAAAATAATAGAGAATTGCAAAAACAAGCGTATTTAAATGCTGCAGAACTTGTAAAAATATTAAAATCAGAAATAACAACAGTAAAAAAAGTAAAAAGACATTATGATTGGACTAGAAAAATATGTCCTTCTTATATGATAACTAAAAAGTATTCTGGTTTAACTTGGAATTGGTTTTTAGATCAATTAAACTCTAAAGAAGAAGCTAATAAAACTAAGTATGTTAGAATACTAAAAGACATAAATATACATAGCAAGGCTGACTTTACAGAAGAAAATACTATTGGCAAGGTTACAGCTGGTGGAGCTTATACTGTAGTAGAAACTATAAAAAGAACTGGAACAGATATGTATAAACTAAAATCAGGAGTTTATATAACAGCCTCACCAAAATATGTAGAAGTATTTGAAAAATAATATTATAATATATTAAGGACGTATGAGCCTTGTAAAAATTTAGAGACATAGGAGCTCTGGCCATAAAAATAGCTAGAGGGTATATAACCTTCTAGCTTCTATTTTTAAGATGTGCTATAATATAAGAGCAAGCAATATCCATTAAAACAAGGATTAAAACTTAATATATGTAATTATAAAATTGCTTGCAGAAAAGGACTAGAATAACTCTAGTCCTTTTTATTTTGATTAAAATTAATATTAATTAACGATTATTTATTATATAATTTTCTCTATATAGATGATAAAGTTCAAATAAATCTCTACCATCGTATTCATATTCTAATTTGAACCCTTGCCACCATATATCATCTATATGATTTGTTATTCCAAATATATATTGTTCCCCATTTTTTTCAGCTAATTTTACTTCTGCTATTTCACTTACATCAACTGTGTTGATAGAATCCTCCTTTAAGATTTTGTAATCATTCCAAGTTCTTGTTTTATAAGCTTTCATTTTTATTCCCCTTTTCTATTATAATTTTATTGTTTTCAAAAGTAGCTGTTATTTCCCTATCTTCTGGACTAATACCCATTTCTTTAATCCATGCTACTGGAAGAGTTAACTTGTAAGACAATGCATTTTTACTTGCATTGCCTCCAGCTTTACAACAACTTACTTTTAAATTTCTTTGTTCCATGTTATTTCTCCTTTACTCTGATTCAACACAATCGAAATATCTAAACATTTCAGTTGCTTTTTCTTTATTTTCTTCACTTTCTTTTACAAATCTTAATAAACCCCCTACAAAATAATCGAAATCTCTCCAACCGTCTTCATCATGGTAACAATGTAAAAATATATGTTTTTTAGTTTCGTCTAAATAAAATCTTACTTCATATATATTTTTTCCTACATCTAATGAATGATGTATAATTTCTTTTGTAAAGTTATTTTCTAGATATTTATATATATCCCATTTATTAACCTCATTAAAGAATTTTTTTCTATTTATTATTGTCATTTTCTTTTCCCCTTCCTTTTTACTCTCTTGAGCTAAGAAAGATAAGCATAAACCTAATTGAGCTTGATAATCTACTTCTGGATATTGTTCTTTTATTTCTTTTGTCATTTTATGAGCTTCTTTCATTAAATTCTTTTTCATCTTTCTTAACCCCTTTCTTATTATTTATTATACTTATATAATATACTATTGGTTACCAATAGTCAAGTAAATTTGAAAAGTTTTTTCTGAAATTTGTATAAATATTCCATATAAGGTCAATGCTATTAATAAACAGGAGGTATTGACTATGAAAAAACTAGCATTGGAAGTAGCAGGGCGTATTGCATATCTAGGAATTGGAGTAGCAAGTGCTATATTAATAATGATGTAATGGTAGGCTAGGGATAATCCCTTGGCCTATTATAATTTAGATGCTCTATACTGATAGTTAACCTTATCGTCGTTTATTTCGGCATAGATCATCGTAGTATCCACACTGGTGTGCCCTAGAATTAAAGTTTATAAAAAAATGATAAAAAGCTTGTCCACGTATATTTTTGAATTTATATGATATTAAAATTAAACTGGATAAATGAAAAATTAAAATATAAAAAAATGCTATACCCAAAATACGAAATATATAATAAATAAATATAAATAAAATACAAAAAAAATATAAAAAATCTAAAAAAAGTGTATAAAAATTTTTAAACTGGAAATAATATAAGTATAATAAATAAGAATTAAATATAAATATATCCCTGATACTTTAGTTATTTTTAATATAAAATTCAAACGGGAAAAAATAACTAAAAATAAAAGATGGGGGAGTTTGCGCGGCGGGGCCAATAAATAAAAAGAAATTGGCGCTGCTTTTTATTTATTTAAACCACTCGATTGTACAAGCCTAACTCTAGCGATATCAACAAAAAATAGTGTGAAGCGCAAAAAACACACTTCACATAATCAATCACATAGTTAATCAAATAAATTTCACAAAGTAGTCAAATATGTGAACCGTATTGCATATATATTAAATATAAAAAGAAAAAGGGGGAAAATAATATGCAAGAACGAGATTTAAAAATTTTAAGTTTTTTAACTATGTGTAGAATATGTACTAGAAAACAAGTACAGGAATTATTATTTCCAGATGTACATGAAAATATACCACTTAGAAGATTAAAAAAATTAACTGATGAAGGTTATATAAATAGAAAGATGTTTAATGTAGAAGGTACTAAGAATATGTACGTATATTATCTAGATAAACAACCAAAAAAGAAATTGATAACGCATGATCTTTATATAACTAATTTTCTTATAAAAATTATAAAGAATAATTATGAAATTATAGAATTTAAAAAAAGTCCGCAAATAGGGAACATTATCCCAGATGCATATCTAAAAATAAAAAAAGAAAATAAAGTAAAAAGAATATTATTAGAAGTACAAATAAGTCCAAATGATTGTTTAAAAAAATACAAAGACATTAAGAATATAGTAATAGATAATACAAATTGGCCTGTTATGCCTATTCTATATGTAGTAAATAATCAAGGGTTAGATAAGAAACTAAAAAACATAAAAGTAATATATGATAATTGTAAAATAGAAAAGGTGGGTGATATATTTGATTAATCTATTAGTAGATAGTATATTTAATGCTGCTAAAGCAATAGAGAATATAGTATTTAAAAAGAAGTATAATTGGGATAAATTATTTTATGAACTTGGTTTATGTAATAGAAGTGGAGAATATCCTATACTACATCATCAATATAAAGATAATAATTTTTATTTCACTATTCCGACAGGCCTTTCAGTAAATGACTTTATGAAATATAAAATAGAGATAGCAACTTTTCTAAAAGTAAATTCAGATAAATTAAAAATAGAGTATAAAAATACATTAATATTAATTCATATAAATAACAATGATGAAAAATATAATTATAATGATTTTTGCTTTGACGATAAAAAGGGAGTTCCAGTTGGAATAGATTTAGATACACATAACATTGTTTACTGGTATTATAAATCAGCAAATGAATGTCACCTATTAATTGCAGGGGCGACAGGTTCAGGCAAATCAGTTTGTTTAGATGTAATTGTAAATAATTTAATAAAGAGAAAAAATATAGATTTGTATATTCAAGATACAAAATTAATAGATCTGTATCAATATAAAGATAAATGTAAGTATTATGGTGAGGGTAAAGATGGTATAGAAGATATTATGGAAGAGTTAATAGAAGAAATGAATAGAAGATATAAAACTTTAAGAAGAAATAAAGATAGAAGATATAAAGATATATTCTTAATAATAGAAGAGTTAGCGAGTTTTAATCCAAAGATAGATAAGGAATTTTATAGATTACTAGGAGAACTATTAGCAAAAGGTAGAGCAGCGAGTATTTATGTAATACTGACAACACAAACACCTTATGCTGAAATATTACCAGGAATTCTGAAATCTAATATTAACACAAAAATTGGATTAAAGGTAAATACAAAGGAAGCAAGCAAAGTAATAGCAGGAGATTATGAAGCTTTAATGAATTTGAGAGGAAAAGGACATGGAAAGATTTTTACAGGAAATAGTGTAAGAGAGATACAATGCTTTAATATGAAAGAAGCATCTACTGCTGCAACAGTAAATGCTCCAGATAGTAATAAGGCCAACAGAACCGAAAAAACTATCTAATAATATTATAATAGTATACAGAAAGAAGTACAAATAATTTTTACTGTACTTCTTTCTATTTTAGTGCTTGTACTAAATAACATTAACCAGGTGGTGATAGTAACTTAGTACAAGCAAATGTGCAAAAAAAATTATAAAAATTTAATGTCAATATTATAATTTCCATCAATAGTTATAACATCAATAAAAGAGGTCCAAAATCTTTTACGTTCGGTAGCATCTAAATTATAATATATATCTTCTATATTATCTAATATAGATAGTAATTTATCAGCATCTTTAGGAGCTACTTTTGCAACTTCTTTATTTTTTATTTCTTCTAAAGCCTGGTTAAATATAGCATAATCTTTTTTATAGTCTTCTAATGAAATCAAATCATTTAGATATAATTCTCTTAATTTATCTATTTTCTTTTGAATTTTAGCTTTATTTTGAGAAATATCAGTAGAACTTGATTTTTTTGAAGAAACATCAAAAGAATACAGATAATTTTTATATTCTTCAACTATACAACTCAAAAGCACTTTTTCAAGTTTTTTTTCATTTATAGATTTTTTCTGATCACAATCTTTATAGATACTATATCTATTACATCTATATGTCTTTATTACATTTTTACCACTTCTATTACTATAATGCCCAACAATTTTATAGCCACAGTGTGAGCATCGTAAAAGGCCACTAAAAATATAAGTTTCCTTTCTATTATTAGATGTATATTGTTTATTATTCTTTAATATCCTTTGAACATTATTAAATTGTTCTAAAGAAATAATTGGTTCACAGTAATTTTCTTTATAATAGTTTTTAGATTTATAAGTTCCAGTATAAATTACATTTTTTAATAATTTACTAAAACTTCTAAGGCTTGTAGGCTGATTATAAACAGTATTTATTTGAATAAAAGCAGCACGAGCCGACATTAATTCTTCAACTAAATCGAAACTTTTTTTTACAATCCAAGCAGTATTTTCATCAATTGCTAACTTTTTATCTACAATTTTATAACCCTTTGGAACACTACCAGATATAACTTCATTCCTTTCAATCTTGTATCTAAATATGTCTTTTATACGTTCAGATGTTTTATCTAGTTCTCTTTCGGCTAAAGATAATTTTAAGTTAAATGTAAATTTACCATCTGCAGTTGAAGTGTCTATGTCATCTTCGAAAATTGCTTTCATACAGACATTATTACTCTTAAATTGTTGGTCCAATAAATTAGCATCTATTATATTTCTACTTAATCTATCTAATTTTGTAAAAAGAACTATATCAAATTTATCAAGATCTGATAATAGATTTTGTAATCCTTGTCTTTTTGTGTTTTTAGCGGTTAAACCTTCATCAATATAAAATTTATATATTTTATAATTATTTCTTTTACAATATTGCTTCAAATCTTCTTTTTGTGCTTCTATAGATAATCCATGAAGCTTTTGTTCTTCATGAGATACTCTACAATAGCAAGCAGCTTTTTTAACTATTATTTCCATTATGATTACCCCTTTGCTAAATGTTATAGTATATAAATATTTTAAACAATAAATTTTGGATTTACTCATAAAATATAATTTTTTTAAAAATTTTTTTTAATAAGTTACTTTTTAGTTATAAATAAATAAGCAGATTTCTATCATATAAAAACGCCAATTTTGGGGAGACTAAAATGAACGAAAGGAAAAAGGATATGATAGAAATTAAAATACGTGAAATGCGAGATAAAAAAAGAATATCTTTAAGAACATTAAGTAGAAAAACGAAGATAAGTATAGGGGCATTAAATAATTATGAAAATAATAAAACAAGTCCAACATTAGATAATATTGAAGAAATAGCAAAAGCACTTAATTGTAAAATAAATGATTTATTTGAGTCAGAATTCAAGTAAATGAAAAAAAGTGTTCACATATATGAACACTTTGTGAAAATTGTAGAAAAAGAGAGAAAATATAACTACAATCAAACTATATAAAATAAAACTAAAATTCAAACTTGCAACATTAAAGAAAAAGATTTACAATTATATCGAACATAAGTTCGATAATAAAATCAAAGGGGGATTTTATGATGGATCAGAGTATAGATAAAAAAGTGGATAATTTAAAAGAAAATAAAAAAGATAAATATACAGATTTAATATCAATTATGATGAAAGATATGGATAAAGATTCCAAAAAAAGGATATATAGATTAACAAAATATATTTATGATAAAAAAATAAAATAAAAAAAGAATCTAAGGAAATTACTCCTTAGATTCTTTTTTTACTTGTATAAATTTATTGATAATATTTTCTAATGCATCTAATTCTTTTTCATCTAATAAGGCGAATGTTTTAAATAAATTTTTATGAAAATTATTTTCTCCAGTCATTATATAATCGATTTTTGCTAAATAATCATCTTCATCTTTGTTATCATCACAAAACATATCACCTTCATCTTTAGTAAGCCAATTGTTATTGATATTAAATTCAGAGCAAATCAATTTGATATTTTTTTCTGTAAGAGTATTTATATTATTTTCTATATTGCTGACACTATTTGCCTTTAAACCTATTTTTTCTCCAAAATCTTTTTGGGATAAATTGAAATATTTTCGTATTTTCTTTACTTTTTCTCCATAATTCATTTTTATATACCTCCTTATATTTAAAATAATATCGTTAAATGACAAAAAAGTCAATAAAAAAGATTGACAATATTCGCTTAATGATATAATATTAAAGTATAAAATCACTTAACGACAAAAAGGGGGATGAAAAGATGAAAAATGAAAAAATAGAAAATATAGCTGAAAAATTTATGTCATTAGACGAAAAATCAAAACAATTTGTTGCTGGATATATGTCAGCTAGAATTGAAGCAGCAGAGGAAATAAAAAAGCTTAAAGAAGAAATTAAGGCAATAAAGGCGAGTTAATCTCGCCTAAAGGGGGAATACAGGTGCAAACTAAAAATGAACCTAGAGTAACATTTGTGAATGAACTTGACATAAATAAATTGATAAAAGGCTTAGAAAGTATATTAGGTAAAAAATACGATGTAGACATAAAAATAACAGCTATAAAGAAAACTGATAGAAAGGAGAGTTTTAGATGAAAAAAGTAGTAGAATTTACGTTTCAAGAATCTATAGAACTTGAATGTATTCTTAGTTTAGAAATTGAAAAAATAGAAAAAGATATCAGACAATATCAAAAAAAATCAATAACACTTCTAAAGAATACATAAAAGAAAGTTATAAAGATATGATTGAAAAATCTAAAGAAGATAAAAAAATGATACAAAAACTATTAAATAAGATGAAAGAAACAGAATTAATTAAATAGGGGGGACAAGCATATGAAAAAAGGAGACTTTTCACTGAAAGAGTTAAAACAAATTGCTAAAGAAATGACGATAGCAGGTAGAAGTAAAATGAATAAGAATGAGTTATTTGCTGCTATAACTAACAGAACAAAAAAAGATGTAGAAGAATTAGTATCTCAATATAAATCAGATACAAAAAAGGAAGCTGAAATTAGAATATGGGCAGATGTATTAAAAACAATGCCTAATGGAACACCAGTTAAAGTAAAAATTCTAAACAAAGATAAAAAGTATATAAAAGAAAAAACAGGAATATTAACAACAATCAAAATAGAACATAAAAATAAATATTTAAAGGTAGTAAAGAGTCCTGGAAGATCTAACACAATATATCTAATAGAAAATAATGACTCAGTTCATTTTTATATAACTGAAAGAGATTATAAAAAAATTAGATATGGAGGGTCAAATGGAAGTTGTTCAAATAAACCTAAAAAAGTACATAAAAAATAAAGATTATGTTCGTAATTTCGAAAAAGGAAAAGAGTATGTTTTTTCTTATGAAGCATATCAAGACTATTGCACAGCAAAACGATATCACAAAATAGACATGTATAAAAAAATGGATAAGAAAAAGTAAAGGTAAGACATAGTAAAGGCGCTGAATTAATTACAGGTGCTAAAGGAGCATATCCAAATGTAATATTTGTAAGACCTTATTGGTGTAGAGAGGTGTAAAAAATGAATATAGGAGATCAAGTTAAAGTTATAAATCTAAAAAATATATCAAATAAAAATATTAGATATGGTGATATAGGAAGAATTATAACATATCAATATGACAGCCTTGTAGGAGCAGTTTTAGGTATAGAGTTTGATAGATTTATTGATGGGCATGATTGCGAAGGTGCTGGAAAGAAAGGTTTTTGTTCATGGATTAGAATCAATAAAGTTATAGCAACTGATGAATCTAAACCAGATATAAAAAAAGTATCAGATTATATAGTTGATATAGTTTGTGAAGAATCAAAAAACGGAAACTATATAGTAGATCCATTGGATGTAAAAGGAGTTATATCTGAAAGTGAATTTATAAGATATAAGGCTGAAATCATAGAAGAAATCAATAAAAACTATAAAGTTGCCGAAGCAGGAGAAGTTAGTGACAATGAAATTGATGTATTAGTATGGTTAGATTATTGTAAAAATTATATTCAACAATAATTTGCGAGTAGTAAAAAGAAGGGGAAAAGATAAAAGATGAAAGTAAAACAAATAAGTGATAACCAAATAGTTATTATAACAGATAAAAAAGAAGTTGTAATTTCACTTCGCAATAAAAAAGATAGAAAGAAAGTAAAATTACAACTTAGATAAAAACAAGCACAGAAGTTATACATAATTTGTTAATAACTTCTGTTGATAACAAATAAAAACATTATATCAAAAAATGGCAAAAAAATTAACCAGGTATTTTTTATTATCTGGTTAAAAAATGCCATATGTAACTTATAGCTGCAACTATAAGTATATAAAAATTATAACATTTTAAAACTACATAATCAAGATATACCAATGCACTGGTCGGTGCTTGAAAGCTTGATAATAGTATTAACTTAAGAACCTAATATATATTTTAATTAATAAAAAATAATAAATATTATTCTTTTTATTATTAGACATTACTAAATTAATTATTCATTAATTAATTGTAATAGGGGGAATAGAAAATGCCATATATACATGAAACTGTAATTGCTGGTAAGACAATCGAGATAAGTAAATATTATTCTCACAGGTATAAATGTAAAAATGCAATTAGAAGTAAATCAATAGAGAATACAAAAGAAGCTCAAGAGAGAATAAATTATAAAAGACAAGAAAAGAAGTTAACAAGATTAATAAATACTAACTTTAAAGAAAATGACTATCATGTTGTACTTAATTATAAAAAAGAAGAAAGACCAGCAACTATTGAAGATATGAAAAATGATATGAGACAATTCCTTAAAAGTTTAAGAGGAGTATGTAAAAAGAATGATATTGATTTGAAATATATATATGTAGCAGAAAGAGGAAAAAAAGGAGCATTACATTTCCATATGGTGATTAATAAAATAGATCCTGGTATATTAACTTCTATTTGGAAAAAAGGGAGAGTAAATATACACATGCTTGATAATACGGGACAATATAAAGATCTAGCTGCTTATTTGTTGAAATTCACAAAAGAACATAAACAAGAAGCTAAAAAGTTAAGTGGTAAAGCTTGGAGTTCAAGTAGAAATTTAAAGAAACCTCTTATAATCAAAAAAATAATAAATAAACATGATTTCTTTAAAGAAAAAGTATCTATTCCTAAAAAATATAGAAATGAATATTACCTACAAAAAGATAGCATATACAATGGATTTCATTATGAAACAGGATATAAATTTTTTACTTATACACTGATAAAGAGTAAAAATTGAAAAATAAATCAATAGAAAAGGAGAAGATTATGTCTAAATATAGAAAAACGCAATATTTAGCGCCTAAGAGCGAATTAACCGAACAAATAAGAGTTATGCAGTGGTGTAAATCAATGGAGGCTTATGATAAGGATTACTCATTAATTTATCATGTTCCTAATGAAGGTAATAGAAATCGAAAAACAGGAAGTAACTTAGTTAAGGCTGGACTTAAAAAAGGTGTTCCAGATATATGTGTGGCAGTTCCTAAAATGGGGATGCACGGACTATATATCGAATTAAAAAAAGATAAACAAAGTAAAGTATCAAAAGAGCAAATAGAATGGATTAAGAAGTTAAGTCATCAAAAATATATAGCTACTGTTTGTTATGGTGCAGATGAAGCTATAAATTTAATAGCTGCTTACATGAGTAGTGATTATGAGAAATTTTTAAAGGCGCATAGATACTTGCAAGAGGATGGAACTACTGGAAAAGTAGATTTTAAAATGGTGTCAGAAATTGACACAGAATAAAACAGGAGGATATGCATATGAAAGTAATTTCAGTGATGAATGAAAAAGGTGGAATAGGAAAAACAATAACAGCTACGAGTATTGCATGGATATTAGCAGATAAAGGATATAATGTATTACTTGTAGATGGGGACCAACAAGGGAATGCATCTAAATTATATCATGTAATAGATACAGGAGAATCTGACAGTATATCTGGCTTATTAGAAGCACAATTAAGCAATAACATAAATGAAGAGGTTATAAAGAGATGCATACATAAAGACAATGTATATAACAAAGTTAAAAAAGATGATGCAGAAGGTAGATTAGATATAATACCTTCAAATGGATATCTTATGAATACAAATATTAAGATAGCAATATCAGAAAAGTCAGGACAAGTTTTATTAATGAAAAATGTATTAAAAAAAATAACGGAATCTGAGTTTTTACATGATTACGACTATGTGATATGTGATTGCGGTTTAGTGTTAGATATGACTGTATTAAATATATTAATAGCGACAGATCTTCTTATAGCACCAATAAAATTAGGTGGATTTGAAGCTGATGCAATTAATGATTTAAAAGTACAAATTAAAAATTTAGAGGGATTTAATTCACATATAAAAGTAAAAGGACTTTTTACAATGAAACAAAAGAATAAACCTACTGAACAGATAGAAGAGTTTTTTAAAAATGAACATGATATGTTCGACTCTATAATTAGTAGAAGTGTAATTGTAGAAAAATCAACAGCAGCATTTTTACCATTACCAAATATAAGTAAAAATAGTAAAGTTACAAAGCAATATAAAAGTTTAACTGATGAAATATTGGAGGTTTTATAAATGGCATTTAATATTTTAGATAGTTTGAATAATAATAGTAAAAATGTAGTAGAAGATAAGCCTTCAGCGAATTTTAGAACAAAAGATATTAGTATATTTAACATTTATAGAAATGATAAAAATTTCTATCAAATCATTGATATAGAAGAATTAGCAAATAGTATACTCCTTGTTGGACTTATGTCCAACTTGGTAGTAGTTTATGAACCAAAAGAAGGTAAAGAATATAAATTAATATCTGGGGAACGTAGACTAGAAGCTTTAAAGAGCCTGTATGAAAAGGGACATAAAGAGTATGAATATGTAACTTGTCAAATTAAAAAAGAAGCATCAGAAGAGGAAGAAGAAATAGAAATTATAATTGCTAATAGTAGTAGAGTGAAAACAGTTAATGAAATGCTACAGGAAGAAGCTAAGTTAAAAACAAATCTTCAAAAGATGAAACAAGAAGGTAAACAGTTAAAAGGATATGACCTAAGTAAAGGAAGATTAAGGGATGTAGTTGCATCTATACTAGGTGTCAGTAAAACAAAGGTAGCTCAGATGGAAAATATAAATAATAATTTACATAATGACTTTAGAAAAGAATTAGACGAAGGAAATATAAATTTTGCAACTGCAAACGAAATTGCTGGGATAGACAAGGAAAAGCAACAAGAAATATATGAGAAAACAAAGGACAACATAGGTGATCTAAAAGTACAAAATATTAAAGACTTTAAAAAAGAATTTAAAGATGAAAATATAAAAGGTCAAATAGATGTTGAGGAAGCATTAGAAAACATAGAAGTGGAAAATAAAAAAATAAGTAATTTAGATAAAATTAAAACATTTGACACGATATATATGTCAGAATTCATGTTTAGAATGATAAATCGACAATGTAAAATTTGTCCGATTGGAAGTAAAGGTAAATGTATTTTTTATAATACAGAAGAAGTAACAGACAGATTATGTAAAAAACAAATAAGAATATGGTTAGAAATAGAAAATATGTTAGAATCTGAATTTCCAGGCTAGGGGGTGTTTTAAATGACTAAAAATTATTTAAGTAGAAAGGAAAGAGATAATTGGCTATTAGCAATGACAACAACAATGTATCTTGATAACATTATGGACCTTTGGAAAAATAATTTGACATCTGAAGAAAAAAGAAAGCTAAAAACAAGTATAACAATGACTAATAATGCATTAGTAAGCATTGTAAATAGAATGCCAGAACATGAAAAAGATAAACTGGTAAAGCATGCTAAAAACTTTGAGGTAAAAATAATGTCCGTAGAAGGAGCAAAAGCATTAGAAAAAAGAACATTTGATGAATATAACAGTATAAAAATGTCAGACGACGATATAAAAACTCTTGTAACAGAAACAATCACATTTAGATGTAATAACTGTAAGATGCCATGTGATAAATGTGATATATACAATATCTTCTTAGAAAGCTTAGTACCAGGATTAGAAAGTCAACCTAACTGTCCTTTTGCATTTGAAACAGAAGAAGATATTGATAACTTAAAACAATCTCAAAGTACAAAAGACTTTTATAAAAATTTGCAATTTAATAAGAAAACACATGAGATAAATAAAAAGATTGGGACTAAAAAGAAAATTAGTAAGAGAAAACAAAAGAAAATAGCTAACAGATACGATGAGTAATGGGAGTGATTTTATGAGTTGGTATTATGAGGAAAAAGAGCCTTTATATGATAACTATTTAGCACTTGCATACACAATTTTAGAAGGTGGTAAAGATATTCCAAACTTTACTACCTTACAAGATAAACAAGAAGCTAAAAAAAGAATAAAGGAAATAAAAGAACTTAGAGCATCAGGGGGAAAAACAGAATTAGAAACAATATTTAAGAAAAATAAAAATAATTCACACAATAAAAAAACCTATGTATATGACATAGATCTTAATAAAATATATAACTTTGAAAGTAAAAAAATAGCAGCTGAAAAATTAAATATAGCTAGATATAAATTAGCAAAAATAGAAAATTACAAAATAATAAATAATTATATTGTAAGTGAGAAAAAAATAAAGCTAAAACAAATTAGGCCAGGAGATTTTATTAGTATGCTTGATACTGGTTATCCACGAGGATTATTCTATATAGAAAATAATGATGGATATTTGAGTATTTGTAATAAAAAAGGTGAAAAGAAAATAAAAAAACATGACTGTAAAGAAGCTGCAATATTGTACTTATTAGATATTGATTAAGAGGGGGATGAATATATGTGTAGGGGTTGGACACAAGAGGAAACAACTTATTTAAGAGATAACTGGGGCATAATAAGTGTAAAAACAATAGCAAGAACTTTAAATAGAAGTGAAAGTTCAGTATTAGCAAAAAAAGATAAATTAAAACTAGGTGCTTTTCTTGATAATGGTGATTATATAACACTAAATCAATTAATGAAAGCAGTAGGATATTCTATAGGTGGGCAGACAGTAAAAAGATGGGTAGATAGAGAAATACCGATAATAAATAAAAAAGTCAATAATAATAGTTTTAAAGCAGTAAGAATAGATGATTTTTGGATATGGGCAGAAGAAAATCAAAAAAAATTAGATTTTAGTAAATTTGAGCGATACATATTGGGAAAAGAACCAGATTGGGTAGAAGCTAAAAGACAGAAAGATATATTAGAAAAAAATTATAAAAGAAGATTATGGACTGAAAAAGAGGACGAAAGATTAATATTTTTAGTTAGTCAATATAAGTATAACTGCACAGAAATAGCAGAAAAAATGCAAAGGACTGAAGATTCTATAAGACATAGATTACATAGATTAAAAATAAAAACTAGACCAGTAGCAAAAGAAGTTAAAAATACAGAAAAATGGACTAAAGAAGAGGTAGATACATTAAAAGAATTAATAAAACGAGGATATGATTATAAAACAATTAAAAGTTTTATACCAACTAGAACAATAAGATCATTAAGAACAAAAACATATGTAATATATGGGACTGGAAATCTAGAAAAAGTAAGAAAAGAGGGGAATATAAATGATTAAATATGTATGTGATTGTTGTGGAAAAGAAATAGAGAGAAAAGATGAAATTAAGCAAATAAAAGTATTTGATAATGAGACCAATAAAATAGAAAAGGAAGGGATACATTGGTGTAAAGATTGTGTATCTAAGAATGGAAAACATGGATTTTATTTTCCTATTTTAGATACATCAGAAATAGGATTCGAAATTGAACTAGAAAAATTAAAAGAAGAAACAGAAGAATTATTAGGTGCTGTAATTAAATATAAAACAAATGAATTTGAACTGATAGATAATGTGATAGAGGAAAGCTATGATGTAATACAAGTAGTTGTAAACATTATTGATAGGTTAGGAGTTATGGATTATATGACAGAAGGCTTAGAAAGACATATAGAGAAGCTGAGAAGAAGGGGGTGGAAATTTAAAAATGAAATATAAATATACTGCTTATAGCACTATATTATATATAGAAAAATATAAAGAAGTATGGATATGGGACGAGATAAAAGATAAACGAGTACAAAAAATAAAAGTAGAAAGCAAAGACGAAGCAGAAAAAATTATGAATGATTGGATATTAAAAGCACCTAAAAATTGTATTTGTGAAAAGGTTTAGGAGGTGAAATAATGATACATGAATTAAAAATATTACCTGAATATTTTTTAGCAGTAATAGAAGGTAGAAAAAAATTTGAAATAAGAAAATACGACAGAGACTATCAAATAGGAGACGTTTTAATTTTAAAGGAATGGGATAGAGAATATACAGGTTCAGCAGTTGTTTGTGAAATTACATATATACTACATGGTGGAAATTATGGATTAGAAAAAGGGTACTGTATATTATCTATAGATGTAAAAATGATTGGATGTGTAGATATTAGTAGTAAAGAAGATAAAACATTTATAAAGAAAAAAGAAGATTTTAAAAAAGAATGGAATAGATGGGGGAAACAAATATGAATAGTGTGGTATTAGTGGGGAGATTAACAAAGGATCCAGAACTAAGATATATACCAGGGACAGGAACTGCAGTTGCAACATTTACGTTAGCAATAAATAGAGATTATACTAAAAAAGATGGAACTAGAGAAGTAGACTTCATACCTATAGAAGTTGTAGGGAAAGCAGCTGAATTTTGTGCAAATTATATAACAAAAGGTAGATTAATAGCAATCCAAGGAAGCTTAAGAGTAGATAGATATCAAACTCAAGCAGGAGAAAATAGAACATTTACTAAAGTGAATACAAGAAGTGTACAAGCTTTAGATTATGTAAAAAATGATAATAATCCAAGTAACTTAGATGAAAATTCAAATTTTGAACCTACACAAGGATTAGATCCAAACGGATTTCAAGCAATAGATGATGATGATATACCCTTTTGATGCTTCAATTCTTGATAATCACAAAATTAGAACATTTCGAGATAAAAAAGGAAATATAAAAAATATAGTAGCAAAAACAGATGATTTTGAGAGTATAGAAATGTTATATAACTACTTAGTAGAAAATAATATACATGTTAATTATCAAGATATAAATGAAGCTTATATTAGATATTACAGTATGCTACCAAAGAAAACAGAAGTAGCAGAATATATACAAGAGCAAGAAGGATATACATTTTGTAAAAAAGGTAGAGGAGCAAGCAAGGTATATACAGTTTTAGTAAATTTGTAAAGGGGGGATTTATATGTTAAGTAAAATAGATGAAATAGTAGAGTTAGCAAAAATATATATGGAAACCTATGAAAAAATAACTCCAATAGAAGCTATTGAATGTGCAATGGCAGATATAGAGAAAAGTAATAAGGAGGAGTATTATGAATAAATCAGATTTAAAAACAGGAATGTATTTACAAGTGAAAACAGGAAGTGAAATGAGATTCGTTGAGGGGCATTTTGTAACAGAAGGACTAGAAATAATAAAATATGGTGCATATAAAGAGGACTTAACAGACGTTGATGGAAATACAGGATTTGATATTATAAAAGTTTTTGATAAAAATAAAAAGCTTTTATGGAGAAGACAAGCAACAAATATTAATTTTTCTAGAATAATTAAATTTAGAGCATGGGATAAAGAAATAGGTAAGATGTATTATAATGCTCAAGATACTTATGATTATGGAATTTTTGTTGGAAATGAAGAGTGTCCAGAAGAAAGTTTTAAAAATGTGATACAAAATGACAATTATGTATTGATGCAATATACAAATATAAAGGACTATGAAGGTAAAGAAATATATGAAGGAGATATAGTCAAAAAAGAATTTATGGAGCAATGGTTAGAAGATACAAAGTTTATAGGCATTGTAAAAATGATAGAGGGTTGCTGGTGTGTAGTAAACGATAAAAAGAAGGTAGCTAAAAATTTATGGAGTGAAACCGATGCCAATCATGTAATTGGAAATATATATGAGGATCAAGAATTATTGGAGGTAAAATAATGGGATGTAGATTTTCAAAATTCGATGAAGATGAAGGTTATCAATGTTCAGAAACAGGTTGTAGATGTGAATTTATGTTTCCAAATGAAGAAGCTTGTTATCAACTATTTGGTGAAGGGCCTTTAGCATTTGAGGAGGAAGCGCAAGAACAGGAAGAAGAATAAAAATATTAAGTCTAGGGGGATGTTATGAGAGATAGTGCATATATAAAAGCAGAACGTAAGCTATATGAATATACATATAATAAAGCTATTATCAAGAATAAAACAATAGAACTAGAAGCTATAGAAGATAAATATATAAGAGGTGGATACATAAAAGAAGGAATAAGCTATGATAGAGTAATGACAAGTCCAACTAATTCATCACCGATAGAACAATGGTTACTTTATCATGATGAAGAATATGATAGATTATTAGGAGAAAAATCAAAGGCTGTAAAAGAAGTAAAAATAATAGATAATGCTTTAGAAGTATTAAATAGATTAGAAAAAGAGATTATAGAGTTAAGATATTTTAAGGATAAAACTTGGATAGAAATATCTGATAAGCTTGAAAATTCTACTTCAAATTGCAAGAAAATAAGAGTAGAAGCTATAGAAAAAATAAAAAAAGTTATTTAGTACAAAAAATGTATTAAATTTAGACAAATATTAGACACAAAGTGTACATAACTTGTGTTACTATATAAATAATAAAAAACATTTAAAATACCACTGATTTGATAGGTGTCAGAAAATGACACGAAAAAGGATTACTTAATTTAAGTAGTCCTTTTTTATTTTATTAAAGGAGTTGAAAAAGGTGGGAAAGTTTATAAAGATATTAATGAGGTTATTACAGCTACGATAGAAGTTCCAGAACGTTACTGGAAACTAGAAGAAATGATGCGTGAAAAACCAAACTTCGATAAAAGTGAAGGTGCTAAGAAGATATATCAAAGGAAGGAATTTACAATATATAAAGTAAAAAAGGGATATATAATTCATAATACTAAAAAGAAGTTTAGAGATGGTCATACACATATAAGAACATTCTGTAAAGCTAAGTCATTAATAGATTTAGCAGTACGTAAAAAGCTACCTAACACACCGAAAGATTGGGAAATAGAAAGCCTAATTAGGATAGTTAAAGATGAAGAATATAAAAAACAATTAATAAACTTATTATTAGAATTAAAATAAATGTTGCAAAAGATAAGACAAGCAGATACTCTTTAATTAATAACAATTAAAGGAGTGAGTTTATGGAAAATATAAAAAGATTATTAGTAGTATTATTAGTATGTATGATATCTATTGGATGTGTTGCTTGTAGTGGAACAACATCAGAAGACAGCAAGGTTAACCTAGAAGATATGACAGGTTCAGAGAAAGTTGATTACTTTATAACAAAAGGAAAAAATGATTATGAAGCTGTAAAGAATGATGATGATAAGTTAACTGACTTAGGGGTACAATATATAAAAGATATTGGTGAATATGTAGATAACAAGAGCCAGTTTGATAGTAATGACAACATGGAAGATATAATGACAAAAGGTAGCTTTCTAGAACAGTATGGAAAAGATAAAATGGAAATGTTTAAAACATCAGGACAAGAAGATAGTAACGGATATAAAACGGCTAAAGAAGTTAACTCTTTAGGAATGAATGCAGTGCAAATGGTTAAGTATGTTTATAGAGAAGCTGAAACAAAAGAAGATGACTCTACAAAAGCAAATATAAAACAAGTAAAAGAGAGTCTAGAACAATTACAATAATATATGATATATAAAGGATCTTATTATAATTAATGAGGTCCTTTATTATTTAGGAGGAAAGATAAATGAGACAGGAATTAGAGGACTTAAGGTATGCACTTAATGAGATAATAGGCGAGTTAAGATATGCATTTAATACAATGATAGATGAGTTTAAAAAATGTATAAGTACTATTATAAATATATCATTAGAATTAGAATCAACGCGTAAAAAACTAAAAGAGCATAAAGATAATTATAGATTGTTTAGACATAGATATAGAAAGACTAATGCATTAAATAGTCAAGTGTATAATAGGAAACGTATATGTAGATGTAGGAGTAATATCTAAGATGGTAAAGAACTTAGAACAATGGATAAATGAATTGATAAAAGATAAAGAGTTATGGAAGTTCTATAAGTCAAAAGAGTTTAGACATCTAAAGAAAGAAGTATTAAGAGAGCAGCATTATGAATGTCAAGAATGTAAAAGGCTTGGAAAGATAACTAAAGCTGATACAGTACATCATGTTCAGCATGTTAGAAAGCATCCAGAGTTGGCACTATCGAAGTATTATACATATCAAGGTAAACAATATAGAAATTTAATTGCTGTTTGTAAGTCTTGTCACAATAAGCTTCACCCAGAAAAGCATAAACCTAAAAAAGATATATTTATTAACGAAGAACGTTGGTAATATACCCCCCACTCCCCTATATGGGGTAAATTTTTTGGGGGACGTTTCAACGGAGGGGGGAGTAGACAAAACGAAAAAAATTCCCTAAATGAAATTTTCAATAAAAATAAGGAGGTGAGAATATGGTGAGGCCAAGAGAACCAATAAAGTTGATTCAAGCTAAAGGTAAAAAACATCTTACAAAAGACGAAATTGAAAAAAGAACAAATGAAGAATTAGATGTAAATTTGAAAAACATAAAACCACCAACTTATTTAACAGCTGCAGAAAAAAAGACATTTGAACAAATATCAGAAAAACTTTTATCAGTAGGAATAATGACTGAATTAGATGAAGATTGTTTAGCACGATATATAATAGCAAGGAGATTATATATTGAATATACAAAGACATTAACAACTATGATAAAAAAACATAAAAAAGAAGAAGAGGAAATTGATATTGATGATATAAATAAAATGCAAAATATGCAAGATAAAGTATTTAAACAGTGTCAAAGTAGTGCCAGAGACTTAGGATTAACTATAAGCAGTAGATGTAAGTTGATAGTACCTAAGTTAGAAGAAGATGATGACGATGAATTATAACAAATATATACAAGAATATTTAGATATTGTAGATAATGATATAATTCCTGTTTGTAAAGAACAAAAGTTATTATCCAAATTTATAAAAAATATATTTGAAACAGAAAATCTCATTATAGATGATGAAAAAGTAGAAAAATATTTTTCATATCAAAAATATTTTCCTTTTGATTTATTTCCGTGGGAAAAATTTTGTTTTGTGCTACATAACTGTGTATTTAAAGAAAATGGATTGCCAAGATTTGCAGATTTATTTATTTTAGTTGGTCGTGGTTCGGGTAAAAATGCTTATTTAGCATATGAGGATTTTTGTCTAGTTACTCCAACAAATGGAATAAAGAATTATGATATAGATATATCGGCAAACAGTGAGGACCAAGCCAAAACTACTTTTATGGATATTTATAATATACTAGAAGATCCTAAGCTAACAAAAAAA